ATGAGGCTTATCGAGAAGGACTACTACACTCTGGGGGAAGTCGTGGCCGCCTGGGAGATGCCGCGATATGACGTTGTCTACCTGGCAGAGACCGGGCGCATGCGCCTGTCGGTCCGTGTTTGCCGTACCCATATTGAGCGGGGCTACTGGGAGCTCGAAGAGGGCTCAGGCTGGTTCAAGGTCCCGGAAGAGCGCACCCGCTACACGGGATTGGTCGACCTGAAGGAGCAGGATGCCCACCTGATCTTTCGGGATGGCGGCGCGGAAATAGCGACCTTTTACACCTCAGAAGGCAGCTATTGCCATATCGAGGAGCCCAGCACGCCGATAGCGATCTTCGAAACCGATCTGCTGCTGCGCGCTGATGAACGGCGCCGGTTGGAGCAGGGCAAGACCAAGCCGGACAAGGGACTGGTCAAGCCTCCCTTCACCCACGATGCGACCTACGAGCATGTCGAATACTGCGGTCGCCATTTCCGGTTCGGCCGGATCCAGGCCAATATCGTCCGGCAGCTTCACGAGGCGAGCGAGACGGCCATGCCGTGGCGCCGAGGTGAAGAGTTGCTCGAGCTGGCCGAGTCCGGCTGCTACCGGCTGGTCGACGTGTTCAAGTCCAAGCCCCATTGGCGCGAGTTGATCCACTCTGACAATCGCGGCGCATACAGGCTTGCTATCCCACCCCACCTTTGAACGGTTGAACCTATGAAATTGCGCCGCCGAGACCTAGTTTCGGCGGCTTTTTCGTGTCTGAGTCATCCCACCCTTAACCCCATGCCGAACTACGATATCCCACTTCCATCCCACGGGGGTGGGATGATTGTCCCACTCGATTTTCTGATTTCATCCCACCCTCAGGGTCACGCGGGATGCGCTGCCATGCGCCACTTCTTGTCCATCGACGACGCAGATGGAGAAATTAAGTGCAACCCGTCTTTCTTGCTCAACGTGACCTTGCCGCTCGCTGGCATATGTCACCCAGAACCCTTGAACGCTGGCGTTGGTCCGGAAAGGGCCCCGCCTTTGTGAAACTCGGCGGCCGGGTGGTCTACCGCCTGGAAGTGGTCGAGACCTTCGAAGCCGAAGGCAACCGCACCATCACCGGGCGGTTCCAATGACAAACGCCTTCGAACGCCACGGGCTTGACCACCTCTCGGCCTCCTCCATCAACCTGTTCGTCGCCCAGCCGGCGATGTGGGCAATGCAGAAGCTCCTCGGGCACAAGTCCCGGGTTGGCGCGGCAGCCCACCGCGGCACGGCTGTCGAAGCGGGTGTCGAGATGGGGCTGTTTGACCCAAATCTTCCGCTCGAGGATTGCCAAGAGGCAGCACGCGCCAGGTTCAACCAGCTGACCGCATTGTCGGCGGATCCCAATGTCGAGAAGGAACGCGCAGGCATTGCTTCGGCCGTTGCGATCGCGCTCGGCGAGCTGCGCCAATACGGCATTCCCGGCTCTGCGGACGGCACCCGCCAGCACCGGATCGAGGTAGAACTGCCCGGTGTGCCGGTACCTTTCATCGGCTGGCTCGACTTTTGGTATCCGGACCACGGCATCATCATCGATCTTAAGACGCAAGGTCGCTTGTCCTCGAAGATCTCGGATCCCCATGCCCGGCAGGGCGCAATATATCATGCTGCCCACGGCAACAGCGAGATCCGCTTTGCCTATGTCACGCCCCAAAAAATCGGGGTCTACCGGCTTGAGGATCCACGCCTTCATCTCGACCGCGTGGTCAGCATCGCCAGATCCATCGAGAGGTTTCTGAGCCTGTCGGAAGACGGGGCTGAACTGACTGCTGCGCTCTCACCGGATCTGGACAGCTTCTACTGGAACGATCCCGGCGCGCGCGCGGCAGCTCAAGAAATCTGGGGCCTCGCCCCCGAGGCTATGCCGCAGGCCTGACACGCGGAAACTTCCAAGCAAACAAGGAAACAGGAAAATGGGTTTTATGTCTGTCCCGTCGTCTGGCGGGGATTTCAAGGTGTTCGTCGCCTACAATGCGAAGGCCGGTCGCTGGTACACGAAGAATGACGGCAAAGATGAGCCGATGTTTGAGGTGACCGACATGACTGCGGTCTTCGATATGCCCAATCTCGAGACCGGCTGGTTCAAGTTCAGTTCTGGCGTCGCCCCGGAAAAGGTCATGGATCCCTCGCTGGCAGAAGCTGCTCCCAATCCGGGGACGGACTTCAAGCGCGGGTTCCAAATCGATCTGTATTCCGAGAAGAACCTGATGGGGCTTCGGGAATTCAGCTCGACCGCGGGGATCGTCATTGAGGCCATGAACAACCTCTATGATCTCTGGATGGCGGCTCCCGAAAATGTGTCGGGCAAGCTGCCGGTGGTCCGATGTTCGGGTGTGCTACCGATCTCAAACAAGCACGGCACCAACTACCAGCCGACTTTCGAGATCGTCGGCTGGACTGATCGGCCGGCCGCTCTCGCCGGGAGTGGGGCATCCACTCCGCCAGCTGCCGCATCTGCACAGGCCGCGCCTCAGCCGCCGGCACAGCATATGCCGCCGCCCGCGGCTGGTAGCGCGAAGGTCGGCGCGCCGGTGTTCTGATCGCCAATGCCGGGCTGCTTAGATGGTCCGGCATCCCCCACCCGTCCCCCAGGGGTCCCCTAGCCGGATCCCACTCCCATCTCCCGTTCAGAAAGTGGTCCTGGCCGCCATGGCGCGTCGTATTGAAACCGGCAGCATCGACATTGACGCGATCAAGGACCAGTTCCCTCTGGCCGATGAGGTGCGCCGTCATCTCGCGCTGAAGCGCCGCGGGGCAGCGCTGGTCGGCCTTTGCCCCTTCCATATGGAGCGGACGCCCTCTTTCGCGGTCTATCCCGATGAAGAGCGGTTCCATTGTTTCGGCTGCGGCGCGCACGGTGACATCTTCGATTTCCTCGGGGCCCAGGAAGGGCTGGATATTCGCGCGGCCGCCGAGCGGCTGACGGGCGGCAACTTCCCGGTCATGTCGGAGGCGCGTGTCGCTGAGCTTCGGGCGCGGCAAGCGCGCTTCGAGGCCGAGCAGGCCGAGCGCCGCAAGCTCGCCGCTGACCAGATGCGTCTGCGCTGGGCTGGCGCTGATCCCACCTATTCATCCCACCCCTATCTCACGGCCAAGGGTATTGGGCCGGGGGGCACGCGGCTGGACCGCGAGCACATCCTCGTGCCGCTGTTCGATGCTGGCGGCGAGCTTACCTCGCTGCAGTCGATCGACCCGGCCGGCTACAAGCTGTTCGAGGCAGAGCTCCCGGTCGCAGGCTCTGCGTTTGTCATGGGCGCGCCGATCCCCATGGCCAAAGCCCCGGTGCTCGTCTGCGAGGGTTTTGCCACCGGTGCATCGCTCCATGAATCGACTGGCCGTACCGTCGTGGTCACCTTCAATGCCGGGAACCTGACAAAGGTTGCCGAGCGGCTGGTCGCGGCGTTTCCCAGGACCCGCTGGATCGTTGCTGGCGACGATGATCGGCACAAGACGCCGAATGTCGGCCGCGAGGCTGCGGGCAAAGCTGCTGAGGTCCTTCGCTGCGAGGCCGTGTTCCCGGTGCTTCCCGACGGCCACCTCGGCACCGACTTCAACGACATGGCGCAGCTGCGGGGCCACGAAGCGGTCGCTTCTCTGTTTGCCGCCAGCGCAGGTCCCGACGTGTTCGAGACCCTCAGTCTCGACGAGCTCGTCAACATGCCGGCGCCCACATGGCTGATCGACGGGCTCATCCCCCAGCATGGTCTGGTCCTGCTTTATGGCCGGCCGGGTGAGCACAAGACCTTCGTCGCCGTCGATGGGGGGCTGCGTGTTGCCTATGGCCTCGACTGGCACGGCCGCGCCGTCAAACGTGTTGGCGTCCTTTACATTGCTGGCGAAGGCCGGTTCGGGATCGGGCAGCGCATCAAGGGCTGGCGCAAGAAGCATGGCCTTGCCGGTGTCGATGCGCCATTCAAGCTGCTGCCGGTCGCGGTCCACATGCTGGATCCCGCCAATGTCGAGAAGCTGAAGCGCACGATCGATCAGGTGCGCGAAGAGGTCGATTTCGAGATCGGGATGGTCGTCATCGACACCGTCTCGCGCGCCATCCCTGGTCAGGACGAGAACAGCCAGGAAGCGATGTCGCTGTTCGTCGATGCGTGCGCTGAGATCCAGAACCACTGCGGCGGCGTCGTCATCGGCATCCACCATTCGGGCAAGGACGCTGACCGCGGCATGCGCGGGTCCACCGTGCTGCTCGGCGGCTGCGATACGGCCATCCGGGTTGCCAAGGAGGAGGATCACACCGTCCTCTCGGTCGAGAAGCAGAAGGACGGCGAAGAGATCGAGGACGTCCATTTCACGATGGAGGTCGTCGATGTCACCAGTGGTCTCGGCAAGGAGCAGAACACGTTGGTCCCCGTAATCGGGGTTGGCGCCACGCCTGCCGCCGAGAAGCGCCTGAGCTGGCACCAGATCCGCGAGATCTTCAAGTCGATCGACGATGCCTGGCGCGAGGGCGCACCCTGGTCGGTCTTCCCGCACGCCCGCCGCAAGGGACGTTTCGCGGTCGATCTCATCTCTGATCACTACGGCGTCACCAAGCGCGAGGCCGAGACCTCGATCACCAAGTGGCAGCAGAATGGCTACCTCGTCACCGAGGCCGGAAAGTTCCACGGCAAGGCCTCTGGTCTCAGGGTCGTCAAGTACCTGGAGCCCGACCGATGAGCCCAAAAATCGAGTTGTCGGAAGCAGTCGGAAGCACGGAAATGCGTCAGTCGGAAGCTTGTCGGAAGCAGTCGGAAGCACGGTCGCAAGCAGTCGGAACGCGCAGTCGCTTCCCCCCCACACCCCCTAAGGGCTTCCGACTGCGCTTCAGGCGCGTCGTCAGCCTCCACTTTAGCGAAGAAAGGAGGGGCGCATGAAAGGCGCGCCACCGACCCGCCATGCGCAGATCAGCGACATGCAGGTCATCATCAAATGTGTCGACCAGCGCGGTCGTGAAATGGACGAGCGCTGGGGCATCGGGCGTTTGCCCATGCTGGTGCCGATCGAGTGGGCTGAACGCTTCCACGCACAGCACAAGCTGTTCAACGCTGCGGTCTGGGAGTTCCATCTTCCGTTGGTGCGCCAGCATGGCGAGGCGATGCTGCGGGCTTACGACAAGCTCGATGAGCTCGCTCGAGGTTCCAAGGGCGAACCGCTGCCGGTCGACCAGTGGGAGTTCGAGACGCCTGATGGCCTGGTCATTCTGGTAAGGGATCTGCGCGATACCGGCCGGGCCCAGCGTCATGGCCGGGAGGCACAGGTCTGGGCGCTCGATGAGATCGCCAATGTGATCCGCTGCCACCCCATCCTGGCCGCAGCCAAGAACGCCTTCCCTGGCGCGCAGGTCGTGAGTGTCCGCCCCAGCAAGACAACCCTAGCCGAGCTCGACGACGAGCTTTCGGACATCCCGTTCTGATGCCGTTCGCTGTGATGGAGGCGCCGATGTTCTGAAGACCCAAACCCCCAAGATCGGACGACGGTGGTCCGTACCGCCAAGCACAAAACCACCGTCGTCCGCACCAGACAAAACCCCAATTGGAGAATCATCATGGATGTTTCGACTTTGCCTGCGCCTCCGCGCAGCGCAACCCCGGCTGCGAGGCGCGTGACAGTGATGCGCGGATCCTTGCTGGCCCTTGATCTCGGCACCAGCACTGGTTGGGCGCTGAGGACCGCTGACGACTACACGTCCAGCGGCACCGTATTGCTAAAGAACACTCGCTACGATGGTGGCGGCATGCGCTTCCTGCGTTTCCGGCGCTGGCTGGAAGATCTCGATCAGGACGCTGGGCCGATCGAGGCGATCTACTTCGAAGAGGTCCGCCGTCATGTTGGCACTGATGCCGCCCACATCTACGGCGGTCTGCTTGCAGTCCTATCGGCTTGGTGCGAAGAGCACCTCGTTGCCTACCAGGGCGTGCCGGTGGGAACCATCAAGCGATTTGCCACGGGAAAGGGCAATGCCGACAAGGCCGCGGTAATCAATGCGATCCGTTCCCGTGGCTTTGCACCTCGGGATGACAACGAGGCTGACGCACTCGCCATCCTGCTTTGGGCCATTGAAACCCGGGGAGGTGTGCGATGACCACCTGGTCCATTCTCGGCCACACCGCCAAGGTGCTCGAAGAACGGCGCGACGATTACGGCGATCCAGCCGAGCAGTTTCGCGCCGTTGCCGACCGCTGGTCGATCACGCTCGGCACGCCCGTCACACCGTCACAGGTCGCCCTGTGCATGATCGACCTCAAGCTTGTTCGGCTGGCTTACGATCCCGGTCACATCGACAGCATGGTAGATGTCATCGGTTACGCGGCTTTGCTGCGGGAGGTGCGCTGATGGCTGCCATCTCCCCGATCTACAGTCATGCCCGGCAGCGCGATGCCTTCGAGCTCGCCCGCGATGGGTGGCGGCAACGCGGGATTCTTGCGGTCTCGCCTTCCGACAGGCGCCTTAGCTTCAGCGAGCGGGAGTTTATCCGCGAGCTGGGCGAGCGTCTCTACGGAAGTGAAGGCAGGGGAGGCGCCCATGGCTCGCGGTCGTAAGCGCAAGGCCGGCAAGCGCCACCCTTCTGGAAAGCTCGTTCAGCCGCGTCTCGAAGAGACCCAGCGGGAGGTGATGTCGACAGTGCTGGAGGCACGCCAACGACACTTCGGGGTCAGCGAGCGTCAGGCAAAGGACGAGCGGCTGGGAACCGCACTTGGCCGACTGGCCTTTGTCGGCGCTATCACGCTCAGCCAGTATGCGGCTGGGGAGCTCTACGGCGAGACCATGGCTCGGCACCGGGCAGTGGTCGGCTTGCCCATGGCGCAGCCGCGCTCGGTCACCGGACTCCTCATCAACGAGGGGATCTTCGGCGGGGGTGAACCTGTCCATGACCCCGAGCTCATCGATCGGATCCGGAAGGAGGCTGCTGCCGCGACGATGGTGCTACGCGATGCTGACCGGGATATGCCGGCTGGCACGAGGCGCGGACCCAGCCTGTTGGTTCATTCCCTCGTCTGCTACGATGTCGATGCGGCGCTTTGGTCGGCTGCGGACTTGAAGTGGCTGGGCCACGGTCTTGATGCCCTGGCAAAACTTTATCGCATCCGCCTCGACAGTCCCTGACGCAATGCGACGTGGTGAAGCGCAATCAATCTAGTCGTAAGGCAATGATTCAAAAGGAAATAACTATTTGACTGGCTGGGATTTACAGCCTAGGAGTATTTCCGAAATTGAGAATTCAGAACTGCGCCCGGAGCTCACCAGCTTCCGGGCGTTGTTCGTTTAGGCGATCCAACGCCGATTGTAGACTTGGCCAGTTTCTTGATCGAATGATGCAGAGAATTGGTGACCGGCCCGGCATTCGGCGATCGCGATGATCAAACCGCTGTTGGGATCAGTACGCTGTTCGATGATGTTCGACGGCTCGCCGCAGATCGAACCATCTTCGTCGATCGATTTAGTGCAGGCTTCGTTGGTAATGTATCGACGTTCTGACATAACGGAGGCGCACTAGCATGGCTCGCCTGCGAGGGCGAGCGGCTGTTGCCCAACGGCTCCGCCGCCTTCGCTCCGAGCCCCTCTGTCGGGATTGTGCCCGCGCCGGGATAGTGCGCGAGGCGACTGTGCCTGACCACATCGTGCCGCTTGCCCACGGCGGATCGGACGAGGACAGCAACATCCGCTGCCTTTGCTCCGAGTGCCACGCCAAGCGGACTGCCGAACAATTCGGCCAGCGCAGGACGGTCGCCGTAGGGCCCGACGGGTGGCCGATCGGGTGACCAGGCCGGGGGCGGTGCGAAAGTCTGGGGCTTTGGCGGGGGAAACCGCGCATGGTCCAAAAAACGCGCAACCGCGAGTTAGCGACCGGGGGTCAAATCTAAACCAGCTGGAGTTCGACGCGCTTGCCGCAGGCTTTAGCATAGCGGCGGATCGTCTCGAATGTTGGCGAGTGTTTAGGATCGCGCATCGAGCTTTCCAGGCGCGAGACAGCACTCTTGGAGGTCCCCATCCGGACCGCAATTTCGTCCTGGGTCAGGCCCGATTGTTTGCGCGCCTCAAGTAAAGACCGCAGCGCGGCATATTCATCGGCGCCCGCTTCCCAGGCCTCTTTGAAGCCAGGACGTTGCATCGCCTTTTCCAGAGCCTTTTTCCCGTCGTGACGGACAGGCTTAAAACCTTGATCACTCATGACTGCACCTCCTTCAACCGCTTGCGAGCCAGCTTGAGGTCCTTATCGGGCGTCGCCTGGCTCTTTTTCAGTATGCTATGCAAGATCACCAACTCACGACCGACCTGCGTACAGTAGAACGCGCGGCCGATCCCCTCGGCACCCTTGCACCGTAATTCGAACAATCCTCCGCTCATGGCCCGTGAATGTGGCATTCGAAGATCGAGGCCATCTTCCTCCAGCCATTCAACGAGGCGGAGGTAGTCGGCAAAGATGCCGACAGGCCACTCCTCGATCTCCCGCCTCACGCGATCGTTGTAGTAGAGGATCGTCCACATGACGGCGTGTTAACATATTTGATAACTTTGTCTACCCATTCAATGCACCCCCGGAGACAGCATGACACAATGGCCAGCTGATCAGGTCGAGCGCAGAAGCGTATCGGCACTCGTGCCCTATGCCCGCAACGCCCGCACTCACAGCGACGAGCAGGTGGCACAGATTGCCGCCTCGATCCGTGAATGGGGCTGGACGGTCCCGGTTCTAATGGACGAGGACGGCGGCCTGATCGCAGGCCATGGCAGGGTGCTCGCGGCGCGTAAACTTGGCCTTGCCGAGATTCCGGTGATGGTAGCCAAAGGCTGGAGCGAGGCCCAGAAGAAGGCCTATGTGATAGCCGACAATAAGTTGGCACTGAACGCTGGTTGGGATCTTGAACTCTTGGCAGTTGAATTGGAGGATCTGCAGAGCCTCGACTTTGGCCTAATGCTCACGGGATTTTCCGACAACGAACTTGGAGGTCTGCTGGCGCAAAGCAGTGAAGGGTTGACGGATCCTGACACCGTCCCAGATTTGCCGCAGACGCCTGTTTCAGTGCCGGGTGATGTTTGGATCATGGGCGATCATCGGCTTGTGTGCGGCGATAGCACTGTCCAGACTGATGTCGACAAACTGATGCAGGGTGAGCTTGGTGATATGTTGTTCACCGATCCACCTTGGAATGTAAATTATGGCGCGGTCAAAGCAGGCAATGCGCAAGGATATAAGCCCCGTAAAATCCTGAACGATCATATGGACGAAGCCAAGTGGTGCGAATTTGTAAGTGGGTTTTGTGCCTCATTCTATGTCGTCACCAAGCCTGGTGCGCTTGCTTACGTTGTCATGAGCGCTCAGGAATGGCCTGCGATCGACAAGGGGTTGCGCGAAGCTAAATTTCATTGGTCGTCGACGATCATCTGGGTGAAGGATGCGCTCGTCCTCTCGCGCAAGGACTATCACACCCAGTACGAGCCCTTATGGTATGGATGGAACGAAGACGGACCACGGATCATGCATGTGCCGGACCGCAAGCAGTCCGACATCTGGAACATTCCTAGGCCGAGGGTCTCTGATCTGCATCCGACCACGAAACCGACGCAATTGATTGAACGTGCGCTACTGAATTCCTCGGCCCGCGGCGCTTTAGTGGTTGACCTTTTTGGAGGTTCGGGCTCGACGTTGATCGCTTGTGAACAGCAGGGCAGACGATGCCGGTTGATGGAACTTGACCCCAAATATGCCGACGTCATTGTTCAACGCTGGCAGGATTTTACGGGAAAGGACGCGGTCCATGAAGCTGATGGCCGAACGTTTAACGAAATCGCCGGAAAAGAACCCGCGCCCGTTTCCAGTGATTGCGCAACGGCCTAAGATGCTTAGGCAGCAGCCAGAACCCTATCAACAATAATGTCATCGGCATGGGCGCGGGCTTGAGCCAAGTCATACGATGTCTGCATGCGCATCAGCGTATCAGCTTTTATACCAAAAGCCTTCTCGAACCTGATCGCCATTTCAGCGGAAAGGGCCGTGTGGCCGTTGAAAAGATTGCTGAGTGTCTGGCGCGTTACGTGAAAGCAGGTTGCGAGGTGATTGATGCTAACGCCGTGCGGAACGACTACTTCGGTTTTCAGCCAATCACCGGGGTGAACAGCTAGCGAGGGGTGCATGATTATAGCCATCAGTGGTAATCCTCCATATCAAGTTCAGCGATTGTCGCTTCATCAATCTTGATGAAGGTCAGACGCCAGTTTTTTGTCACGGTCATTGCCCAGTGCCCGGCCTTGTCGCCAACCAGTTCGTGCAACCCATAATTCGGAGGCACGGCCAGTTCGTTAAAACTCGCTGCTGCATCAATAAATGCCAGCATCTTGCGGATCCGTGCTGTGTCACCCACCAAGCCTTTTGCGTTGCCGGTTTCGAAAAACCTTCGCAGCCCTTTGTGGGTTATGCTTTCGATATCCATAGAGCCATATGTCAAACATCATTTGACATGTCAAAGGGTATTTGACGAATAGGAAGCGCGATGCGGCACAGGAGCCTTCCTATGAAGCCTGGAACAAAACCAAAGCCAACCCATCTCAAGCTGGTCACCGGCAATCCTGGAAAGCGTTCACTGAACCGCAAGGAAGCCAGAACCAAAGCGGCCCTTCCAGCGCCGCCGGCCCACCTCACTGCAGATGCGGTAGAGGAATGGAACCGGGTTGCAACGGATCTCTATAATCTGGGAGTTCTTTCCGAGATCGACCGGTCGGCCCTAGCTGCCTATGCGCAGGCCTATGGCCGCTGGGTCCAGGCGGAACGGGCAATCGCTAAGATGGCGCAGAAGGACCAATTAACAGGCGGCCTGATGATCAAGACTACCAACGGCAACGCGATCCAGAACCCTCTGGTTGGCACCGCCAACAAGGCAGCCGCGGACATGATGCGCTACGCTGCAGAATTCGGGATGACGCCCAGTGCCAGGAGCAGGATCGCGGCCGCGCCGCCAGAAGATGGGGGAGACCCCGCCGACCGCTTCTTCGCCTGATCGCACGCTGGCTTATGCCAATGCTGTCGTGTCAGGCGAGACTATAGCCGGGCCGCATGTTCGCAACTCTTGCCGACGACACATCGCGGACCTGAAGCGCAGGGATGGCGTCTGGTTCGACCAGACGGCCGCCAATCATGCCTTTGCCTTTTTCGAGGAGGTACTGAAGCTTTCCGAAGGCCAGTTCGAGGGCCAGCCTTTCCAGCTGGAACCAAGCCAGGCCTTTATTATCGGTTCGCTATTTGGCTGGAAGCGCAAGGATGGCAGGCGCCGGTTTCGCCGGGCCTACATCGAACAAGGCAAAGGCAACGGCAAGTCGCCGATTGCCGGTGGCATTGGCGTTTATGGGATGACAGCCTGCAAGGAAGCGGGTGCTCAGATCTATGCGGCGGCCGCCAAAAAGGAGCAGGCCAACATCCTGTTCCGTGACGCGGTAAAGATGGTGCGGCAATCCCCAGCGCTTGCCCGTCGGTTGGAGTTCTCCGGCGGTCCGGGCCGCGAGTTCAACATCGCGCATTTGCCGTCGGGCAGTTTCTTTCGCCCGGTGTCGCGCGATACGGGCAAGACAGGGTCAGGCCCTCGACCTTATTTTGTGTTAGCGGACGAGGTCCACGAGCTACCGGACCGCTCGATTATCGAAATGCTGGAGCGCGGTTTCAAGTTCCGCCGCGATCCGCTGCTGTTCATGATTACCAATTCGGGGGCAAACCGAAATTCAGTTGCCTGGGAAGAACACGAACACGGGGTCCGTGTGGCTGCGGGCAATCCCGATGCGGTGCTGGACCCGACTTACCTCGGCCAAGTCATCGACGACACGACGTTCAGCTATGTCTGCGCGCTCGATGAGGACGACGATCCGCTGACTGATCCCAGTTGCTGGATCAAGGCTAATCCGCTCTTGGGCGTTACGATCACCGAGCAGTATCTCTCCGAAGTTGTGGCCCAGGCAAAAGCTATTCCGGGTCAGTTAAACGGCATACTTCGGCTGCACTTCTGCATCTGGACCGATGCCGAAACAGCCTGGATGGCGCGTTCGACGCTGGAACCATTGCTGGCCGAGTTCGATCCTAAAGGGGGACAACCAGTCTGGCTTGGATTGGACCTCAGCCAGAACCGGGATTTGACTGCACTGGCCGGCGTCCAGCGCAATGGCGAAAAGGATGGCAAGCCGTGTTTTGATGCTTGGGTCGAGGTCTGGACGCCGGGCGATACGCTGTCGGCGCGGGTGCTGCGCGACAAGCAGCCCTATGACTTATGGGTTGCTGGCGGATTTCTGAATGCGCCCCAAGGCGAGAACATCAGCTTGCGGCAAGTGGCGCAGGCGCTCGCTGAACTGGACAGTGATTACCGCGTCGAGACCGTGGCCTACGACCGTTATGCGTTTCGCCGATTTGAAGAGGAAGTCTGTGACCTTGGACTATCGGTCAATTTTGTCGAACACCCACAAGGCGGCACCAAACGCGGCAAACCACAGGATGGGATGAGCGAAGGTCTATGGATGCCAGGCTCACTGCGGCATCTCGAAGAACTGATCCTTGAAGGCCGGATCCGCCTTAAGCGAAATCCGGTGCTGATTTCAGCGATGATGTCAGCGGTCACAGAGACCGACCGCTGGGACAATAAGTGGCTTTCCAAGCAGCGGGCCATCAACAAGATCGACGCAGCTGTAGCGCTGTGTATGGCAGTGGGGGCAGCGATGGCAGGCGACACCTCCGGCTCGATCGATGACTGGCTAAAGAGCCTGCACGCATGAACCTATTTCAAAAGGCGCTCGGATACGTCGCCCGCTCGATAGGGCTTACCGATCCGCGCCTTACCCAGGCAGTCGGTGGCCGCATGACTACCACTGGCGAAGTGGTATCCACCGCCTCGGTGTTGGGCCTCGCTTCAGCTTGGGCCTGCGTCAACCTGCTTGCCGGCACGATCGCTTCGCTACCGCTCATGGTCTACCGAACCCGGGGCGGCGCGAGGGTGGTTGCAACCGATCATCCGCTGTACATGATTTTACATAACAGCCCGAACGCTGATCAGACCGCGGTCGACTTTTGGGAGTTCATCTGTGCTTGTATCGAACTTGGCGGTAACGCCTATGCCGAGATCATAAGGTCCAGCGATGGCCGAGTGATAGCGCTCAGTGTACCCATCGCTCCGGAAATAATGACTGTTCGCCGCCTGCGTGACGGCAGTCTGCAGTATGAATGGTCTGACAACGGTATCCGTTTGGTCGCTGCCCAGGAAAATATGCTTCACATCCGCGGATTTGGCGGCAATCCGCTGGGCGGGCTCTCGACATTGTCGTTTGGCCGCCAAACCTTTGGGTTGGCCCAAGCCATTGAACGCGCCTCAGGCGATACGTTCCGAAACGGAGTCCGGCCTTCGGGCCTCCTGAAGACGGCAGACACGCTGACACTCGATCAGCGCAAACAAGCCGAGGAACTGCTGCAGGAGAAGTTTGCAGGCGCCATCAATGCCGGGCGGCCCATGCTGCTCGACCGAGGCATGGACTGGGTTCAGCTTTCGATTAGCCCGGAAGATGCGCAGATGTTGCAGAGCCGAGCCTTTTCGGTCGAGGAGGTCTGCCGGTTTTTTGGCGTGCCGCCGTTCATGGTTGGCCACACTGAGAAAACCACCAGCTGGGGTACAGGCCTTGAACAGCAGACATTGGGGTTCCAGAAGTTCACGCTTCGCCGGCGCCTCAAACGCATCGAGCAGGCGCTTGCTAAACAGCTTCTATCGCCTGCAGACCGTCAGGCCGGGATCGTTATCGAGTTTAACCTAGAAGGCTTGCTGCGCGGAGACAGCGGCGCACGTGCCTCCTTCTACCAGCAGATGCTAAGCAACGGCGTGATGACCATCAACGAGGTTCGTGCGCTTGAAAACCTTGCACCCGTCGAAGGCGGCGAGGTGCCGCGGATGCAGATGCAAAATGTTCCCATCAACCAGATCAGCCCTGGATTGGGGCAATCTGGCACGTCTGCTTGACTGCCTGTGACTGATAATGGAGTTACCCCATGAACCATCTGGATTTCACTTTAGATACTAAGGCCGTTACTGACGGCGGCCTCATTGAGGGCATCGCTGCAGGTTACGGCAATATTGATGCTGGCGGCGATGTCATTGTGCCAGGCGCCCTTAACCGATCGCTTAAAGGGCGCAAATCTGTGCCCATGCTGATGTTCCATGATCAAACCCGTCCTGCAGGGGTATGGACTGAATTTGTAGAGAGCCGCGAGGGACTGATCGTCAAAGGCCAGCTTTCGCTATCTTCCCAATCTGGCCAAGAGGCTCACGGGTTGGTGCGTGATGGCGCGATTGGCGGGCTATCAATTGGCTATAGGACTATCCGCGAGCAATTGGTAGGCAAGACCCGTCAACTGCTCGAACTTTCACTTTATGAAGTGAGCCTGGTTACCATTCCAATGAACGAGCGGGCGGTCATAACCAGTGTAAAATCAATCCTCGAAGATGGGCGCCTGCCAACGCTTCGTGAATTTGAGCATTTCCTGCGTGAGGCAGGGTTCTCGAAAAGTCAGGCCACCGCAATCGCGGGCAAAGGCCTGACGCCGCTGTTCCAGAGTGAGTCTGGCAGCACTACTTCCGACTTTCTGTCGGCCCTTATGGCGCAAATGCGCGCCTGAATATTAGCCTGCAAATAAGGACTATTACATGAGCGATCAAAAAACCGCCGAGCAGCTTGCCGGCGAAGTCAAAGGCGTGCTCGATGCCCGCTACAGTGAAGTGCAAGCCAGCCTTGATACCAAGCAGGCAGAATTGCGGTCCATGCTGGAAACAAGACACGACGAGATCAAATCTGACCTTGATAGCAAACATGACAAGGTAAAGGCCTTGGCCGAAGAAGCGCTGGGCAAAGCACAGCGCGGCGAAGATTTATCCGTGGCTACAAAGCAACTGGCCGATGAAGCACTGACCGCGCTTAACAATGCCAAAGCCCGCCTTGACGAGGTCGAGCAAAAGCTTGCCCGCAGGGTAGCCGAAGATACGGCCCCTCAATTCAAGACCATCGGCGAACAGGTTGTAGCAGATGACGCGATTAAGGCATTTTTGGGCAATAGCACAGTGCGGGGCCGCGCCAGTGTAGAGGTAAAGGCTATCATCTCGGCGCTTACCACTGACGCTAATGGCTCGGCGGGCGACCTTATCGTGGCCGACCGTCTGCCCGGCATACTAATACCAGGTCAGCGTCGTCTGACCGTGCGCGACCTGCTGACGCCAGGGCGGACTGCTAGCAATTCAGTGCAGTATGTTAAGGAGACCGGCTATGCCAATGCGGCAGCTTCGCTTTCGGAGACCGCAGGGACAACCAAGCCGCAGTCGGACATTAAGTTTGATGTACTTACCAGTAACGTCACGACGATCGCGCACTGGGTTTTGGCGACACGCCAGATCCTTGATGATGTGCCAATGCTTCAATCCTACATCGACGGACGGCTTCGTTACGGATTGGCGCTTGTTGAAGAAAATCAGCTGCTAAACGGCAGCGGAACAGGCACGGACCTTGCCGGCATTTACACGCAGGCAACAGCCTTTACGCCGCCGATTACGATCCCTGCAACGGTGACCCGGATTGATGTGCTGCGCCTTGCAATGTTGCAGACAGCGCTCTCGGAACTGATGTCAACTGGCGTAGTGCTCCATCCTGCAGATTGGGCAGCCATCGAACTGCTTAAAGATAGTCAGGGCAGGTTTATTGTTGGCAACCCGCAAGGCACTCTTACGCCAACGCTTTGGGGGCAGCCGGTAGTCTCCACGCAGTCGATGGCAACTGGCAAGTTCTTGACAGGTGCGTTTCAACTGGGCGCACAGATCTTCGACCGCATGGACGCAGTGGTCGAGATTTCTACCGAAGATGACCAGAACTTCCGCAAAAACTTGGTGACAGTGCTGGCAGAAGAACGCCTTGCGCTTGCGGTCTACCGGCCCGAAGCCTTTGTGAAGGGTGACTTTGCGGCCGCAGCGACGGCAGCTACCAAGATTTGATAAAAGAGGGCCGGCTTTTGGGCTGGCCCTTCATTTTATAGGAGCACGCCCCCATGTTTTTAATGGCACGCGATACCATTCACGTAAGTAGCGTGAGTTCAGATAATATTATTACCGGTCAGACCTTCGAGATCGACGCATTGGCAGGAGCGAGCCTCATCAAACGGGGTCTTGCCACTGAAGTGGTAGCGGCAGCGGTAAAGTCAGAGCTTGGCACGCTATCCAAATCTGAAACTACGCCCAAGACAAAGCAGCAAGAAACGCAGACCGTCCTGACCAAATCTGGAGCGAACATTCGCAACAAGGCTGGTTGATGTCCGAGATACTCGTCATCGCTCCGCCACAAGACAGAGCCGTGACGCTTGAGGAAGCGCGTCAGCAACTGCGACTTGATGCAAGGGATGAGGATCTCTTGCTTGGCGCTAAACTCGATGCCGCTCAGGCTGAGCTTGAGTTGCAAACCGGGCTTAGGCTGTGCGAGCAGACCCTCGAATTGCAGCTTGAAGGCTGGGAAGACGAAGTCACTGTGCCGGTCCGGCCCTGCACAGTAGCTGAGATCCGCTTCACCGCGGCAAACGGCAACATGACCGTCCTGCCGGAGAGTGATTATGTCGCTCGTCGGCGCAATGGGTTTACCCGCATCCGCCCGGCTTCAGCCACATCATGGCCAGAGCTTGGCACAGACGGCCTGATCCAGATCACCTTGTCAGCCGGATTTTCAGAAACAGCCCCTGATCTCCAGATCGCCCGGGCCGCGATCCTGGTCAAAGTTGCCTCTATGTTTGAAAACCGTGAAGGCGCGCCCTGTCTCGCCTTCGAGAGCCTCTTGGGACAGCTCAAATGCCGCTGGATCTAGCCTCGAGCCTCGACACAAGGATCCGGATCGAGCGCAAGTTGGTCACACGGGACCCGCAATACGGAACCGAACAGGTCACTTGGGGACAGTTTGCTTATGTCTGGGCCGAGGTGAGGGACATTCTTCCATCTAAGGCTGAACGTTTAGCGGACAGTGTCCAGATTGCTCGCAGGCCTGCGCGTATCCGGATTCGTTATTTGGCGGGGCTCGTTGCTGATATGCGCGTCATCTTCGACAATCGCATTCACCAGATTGTCTCTGGCCCGGCGACGCTTGGCCGGCGCGAGGCCATGGAAATCATGGTCGAAGAACACTCCAGTCAAGGAACCGCACCATGACTATAAACTTGAAGGGCGGACCTGAACTGCTGCGCTTGCTTGATGAACTGCCCAAGAACCTCGAGCGCAACGTTATCCGCGGCGGGCTTCGCGCTGGCGCCAAGGTGATCCAGCAACAGGCGAAGGCCAATGTCCCTGTCCGCACAGGCAAACTCAAGAAGGCGATCGGCATCGGCACCCGGGTTGAGGGCAGTAAGCTCTCCTCCTACGTTAAACTGCGCGGAACAGGCTCCTATCTCGGTCTGTTCATTGAATATGGCGTTGCGCCGCACCTGATCTCGGTTTCCGATGCAGACAAGCCTGTGCGTGACACTAGGCGCGGCCCGCGCAAGCTCAGCATCGGTTCGATCAACAAGATGGTGAAACGTGGCAGCCTGAAGATTGGCGAGAACTTCGTCGGTTCCGTGGTGATGCACCCGGGCCACTCTGCCAAACCGTTTCTGCGCCCGGCTCTTGATCAGAAGGCCGAGGAGGCGGTGAACGCCATGGGCGCCTACATCGCCCGCCGCGTGCAGATTGGCGATCTCAAGGCTCCCAAGCTTGAAGTCGACGACGAATGAACGGGGTTATTGTGGTCCGATCTCTCCTTATGGGTGAGGCCAGGGTGACGGCGCTTGTTCCTGAAGCGCGTATTGCAGCTGGAATGCTGCCCCATGGCACAGACTTGCCGGCGATATCGCTGATGTCGGTCAGCAGCGTCGATCGAAACATCCCGACACCGGGACCCAAACGCCGGGTGACCGAGCGCGTTCAACTGACCGTACTTGCGGCGTCTTACCGCCAAGTAAAAGCCATTCTCGCGGCTGTCCGCAGCGCTGCTACCGACCATATGCCCGCCATCGACGGGCTCTTTGACGTGACCGTCCACACAGATTCCGTCGGACCAGATTTCCTCGACGAGGAGACCGGTATCCACATGCAAAGCCAAGATTTGCGCGTCTCATTTAACGAGGCGCGTTGAAGCCTCCCCTCAATAAGGACTTGATTTATGACTGTTCGGACTTCTGCCGGTACCACGTTAAAGGTGTCGGCATCTTCTCCTGCGACCTTTGACGCCACCGGCTACAACGCGCTTACCATGACTGTGGTCGGCGAAGTTTCAGACCTTGGAGAGTTTGGCCGCGAGTTCAATCTTGTGACCTTCAACCCAGTTGGCAGCCGCGGCGTGGTCAAGAAAAAGGGCAGCTTCAATCAGGGTACGATGACCATCCAAATGGGTCTTGATACCGATGATACTGGCCAGATTTTGCTCAAATCCGCATCAATGTCCGATGCCGATCACAGCTTCCTTGTTACTACTCAAAACGGCGACAAATACTACTTCCAGGCGCAGGTGATGAGCTTCAAGGTCAACGTCGGCTCGGTCGACCAGATCACCACCGCCACCGTGACGCTGGAACTCACCACCAATTCTGCCGGCGTGGGCATTGTCGAGGTGCTGGCGCCGTGATGATCGATATCAGGCTGGTTTATCAATCATCTTCTGGCAGGTGATAGCTGGTCCCGCGCCCTCCCGCCGGGGCCTTGTGCAGGATACCTCTGGCAACCAGGTCATTGAGGTCACGCAGCGATGTATCGCTCGATGTCTTGGCAAGCTTGGCGTATTTGGCGTTGGTCAGCTTACCTTCAAACCCATCAAGCAGCCGATTGAGGATCTGGGTCTGGCGGGCATTGAGGCCTGCAGGGCTGTACTTCTCCCAAAACTTTGCCTTGCTCAGAACGGCAGCCAGCGTTTCTTCCGCCCCATCAAAGGCGCGGTCTAGACAATCCAGGAACCAGGTCAGCCAGCCTGTAATATCCAGATCGCCCTTCTGGTTTGCTTCGAGCTGATCGTAATATGCCTTACGCTCAGTCCGGATTTGCGCAGACATGCTGTAAAACCGCTGTGCACTGCGATCAGAGCGCGCCATGGCCATGTCTGAAATCGCCCTGCCGATACGCCCATTCCCATCATCAAACGGGTGGATGGTCACAAACCAGATATGGGCAATTGCCGCCTTGATGACGGGGTCTAGCGATGATGCATCGTCGAACCATGCCAGAAATGCCTGCATTTCAGTATCAAGCTGCGCGGCAACAGGCGCTTCATAATGGACCCGCTCGCGCCCTATCGGACCTGACACGACCTGCATGGGGCCAGTTTCGTCGTTTCGCCAACCGCCAACCGTAATTTTGGTCATGCCGCTTCTGCCTGTCGGAAACAGGGCGGCGTGCCAGTCGAAAAGTCGGGCAGCGGTTAGAGGTTGATCAAAATTCTGCGTGGCATCGAGCATCATCTCGACCACACCTTCGACGTTACGATCGGAGGGAACCAGTCCCGCAACATCAAGGCCCATGCGCCGCGCAATGGAAGACCTGACCTGCTCAGCATCGAGGATTTCCCCCTCGATTTCGCTGGATTTGAGCACGTCCTGGGTGAGCGTGCGCAGAATGGCCTCATCGCGCAGTCCAAAACCAAGCGCTTCCATGCGGCCTGTGAGCCGCCCTTGACGATGGCGGACCTCGGTAAGCTTGGAGCCGATTTGCAGTTCGTCCCAACGAAATCGGGGCCAGTCGTCTCTTTGATGAATGTATCGCACAATAATCACCGCACCTCTTGCGGCGTTTATGACCCCTAATCACCGCAAATGCAACAATCACCGCAAACTATGCGGTGATTGGGCGCCCAAATCACCGCATCGCAACCCCATAGGAGACAATCCATGTTTGACATCACCACACTCGCTGCAACCGACACGTCCACCTTGGAACTGGTCGGCGCCGATGACGCCCCGCTCTTTGACGACAAAGGCAAGCCCCTCTCGATCACGGTCTACGGCCCGGGCTCTAAAGTCTACCAACGTGCGCAGGCCCGCCAGCAGAACCAGCTTATGGACAAGATCAAGAAGCGCGGAAAAATGGACCAGTCGGCCGAGGAGAAACTTGCCGAACAGGCCGATTTTCTGGCTGCCTGTACCGTAAGCTTCAACGCCTTTGTCTATCCGCCCGCTGAAGGGCTGGAAGGTCAGGAGCTGTTTCGCAAGGCCTATGCCGATCCCTCGATCGGTTTCATCGCCACCCAGGTCGCCGCCCATATCAATGACTGGGCAAATTTTACGAAGAGCTCGGGGCAGAGCTGAGCCTTTACGTCCGGCAACTGGCGTGGCTGGGCACCGCGCCAAAGCCGCGCTCACCCAAGCAGGCCAAACCCGACGCTGACACTGATCCGCTGACCCGGCTGCAGCGCATGGCCATCGACGATCTTACCCCCGACTTTCCGCCCATCCGCACCCCATGGGTGATCGACTGGCTTATGGAAGTTGGCCCAACCGATCCCGGCGCCATGGGCGCAGTGCCCATCTCATGGGGCTCGATAAGCCAGTGGCAGCAATGCATTGGGCTAGACCTGCCGCCCTGGCTGGTCCGCCTGCTCCGACGCCTGTCTGTGGAGTTCGTCGCCGAAACAGTCCGCGCCCGCGAGCCGGATTGTCCGCCGCCCTGGACAGCCACGACCGTTCTCAACCGTGATGAAGTTTCCCGGAAAGTGACCAACGCCTTCCGGGCGCTGATGATGTCGAAGGAGCCTGCAAAATGAAGGCCGGCACCCTCGAGATTGAGATGATCACCAATGTTGCCCGGCTCCAGAAGGAGATGGCTGACATCAAGCGGTCGGTTGCAGGCGCCATGGGGGAAGTGGCGGCTTCGTCAGCTCAGGCGGACCGGGCCATTGAGGCCGTCGGCTCGCGCGGAATGACCCGCATGGGCGGCTCGGCAAAATTGGCCGGCCATCAGATGCAAAATCTTGTCTACCAGCTCAACGACGTGGTGGTCAGCCTGTTCTCAGGCCAGAAGCCGATGACCGTGTTCATGCAGCAGGGCAGCCAGATCGGTCAGATCGCCATGCAGGCAGGCGTTGGGATCGGCGGCATGGCCCGGGCGCTGCTGGAGCTGGCCGCCACTGCGGCAGCGACCGCGCTTACAAACCCCTATCTGCTGGCGGCAGCCGCTGCCGCATCCCTCGCGTTCGGCGCGTTCAAGATGTTCCAGTCCAGCGTCAAACAGTCGGGCGAGCTCGACAAATATGCCGCTAGTCTTGGGCTCACTGCCAAGGAGATGGAGAAGCTCGGGCCGGTCGGGATCACGATTGGCGACACTATGAAGGGTTTGTGGACCACCGTATCTGATGGCCTCAACCTTGGCCCTGTCTTCTCCACCCTAAAAGATTGGGCGGTCGTCGCCTTTGAAGCGATCCTTCAGGTCGGCAAATATGCTGTCGCGATCCTATATGCTGGGTGGGTCGGTGGGTTCAACGCGATCCGGATCCTCTGGTCGTCGCTGCCTGGCGTGATCGGTGAAGCAGCCGTAGGCGCTGCCAATCTCGCTATCGCTGGCATCGAATATCTCGCCAATAAGGCGATTGCCGCGCTGAACTGGCTGGCACACTGGGTCAACCCGGTGCTCGACCGGGTGGGCCTTGCCACCATCGGTCAGATCGAGAGTGTGGCGCTGCCCCGATTGGAAAACAGCTTTGCTGGATCGACGGCGCGGATGAGCGCTCAGGTCCGGGACGAGTTCACCTCGGCCTTTGGCGATGCCATGGGAATGATGGACGCCTTTTCTGCACAGTGGCGGGAGAACAGCCTGAAAGCTGCCCGCGAGCGCCTGGCTGCAAGTGCGGCTGAGATCCGCGGTGATCGCCCGGACCGGGCTGGTGCTGGCCGTCAGTCTCGCGAAGCAACCGAGGCCGAGCGCGCTCTCCAGGCTGCCAGAGACTTTGCTGCCAATCTCGCGCTCGAGACCGCCAAGATCGGCAAGACGCCAATTGAGATCAAGCGCATGGAAGTCGCCATGGCGGCGCTGAAGGCGCCCACTGACGCGGCACGCATCGCTATTCTCGAAGCCGGTGAGGCCTGGGAACAGACAACCCGCGCGTTCGCCGCGTCTGAGTTCCTTCGCCAAACGGTCGCCCCGCTTGAACAGCAGGTCGCTCTGCTGGGCCGGTCCGCGCGGGCGCAGGCACTCGCCAATCTTGAGGCGGAGCGCGAGCAGATTGTCCTCGAACGCGGCGCGGAAGCCTGGGAACGATATCGGGCTGCACGCACCCGCCTGATGGAGGCTGACTTTGCCCAAAGCGATCAGGAACAGTTTCTCAAGAGCCTCGACGACATGGTCTCCGCGACAGAAGCTGCGGCTCAGGGCATGGCTGATGCTTTCGGTTCAGTTGGCGGGGCGATTGGCGGCATCACGGTCGAGATCACCCGTTTTGCCTCTGCGCAGGTGGCCGCTGCTAGCCGCGTCGCCGATGCAGAGCGTGAATATGGACGGTCCTCGTTCCAGTACGCGGACGCGCGCACGGCGCAGGCTTCGGCTGAGATCAACCATTATGGCAATCTCGCTTCGGCCGCGAAGGGCTTCTTCAAAGAAGGCTCCGAGGGCTTCAAAGCCATGGCAGCCGCTGAGAAAGTGTTCCGCGCCTTTGAACTGGCGATCGCCATCAAAAACGCTGCTGTGAAAATCGGCCTGATCGGCGCGCAGACCGCCGCCAAGGTCACTTCGGATACGGCCATGGCGGTGTCCGACACCGCAAGAGCCGGCGTCGAACAGGGCAACTCGATCATCACGACGGGCATCAAGGCGGTCGAAGCCGTGGTGAATGCCATTCGCTCACTGCCGTTTCCGCTTAACATTGCCGCAGGGGCCGCCACCGCCGCCGTGATCGCCTCGCTCGGCATCGCAATTGGCGGTGCCTTTGGTGGCGGCGGGGCCAATCCCACGCCTTCTAATGAGGGCACCGGCACGGTCTTTGGCGATAGCGCAGCCAAATCCGAAAGCATTGCCAAGGCCATTGATCATCTGCGCGAGGTCGACACGCTGACCATGCGTTATTCTGCTGCCATGCTGGCTTCGCTGAAAAGCATCGAGGCCAACATTGGCGGGCTCACCAATCTCATCATTCGCACCAACGGCATGGAAGCGTCTGCCGCCGGTATCCAGACTGGTACCAAACTCAACGGGCTTTTGGGTACGGCCAATTCGATGCTGACTGGCATCTCCAACTTTGCCAGCAGCAAGACGGGCTCGCTGATTGGTGCCGGCATCGGCGTGGCGATCGCGGGGCCGATTGGCGCTGCCATCGGCTTCCTGGGCGCCAAGCTGCTGGGCGGTCTCGGCAAGGTCCTTGGCAGCATCGTAGGCGCTCTGTTTGGCACCAAGACCAGCATCGTTGGCCAGGGCATTTATGGCGGCGCGCAGTCGGTAGGATCGATCATGTCGGGCGGTTTTGACGCAAGTTATTATTCTGATGTCAAGAAGACCAAGAAGTTCCTCGGGATCAGCACCGGCTCGAGCTACGGCGTCCAGTACACCGCGGCAGACGCCGAACTCGAGCGCCAGTTCAGCCTGATCTTCGAAGGCTTCTACAGCGCAATCTCGGCGGCTGCCGGCCCGCTGGGCCTTTCGCTTGACGAGGTGCAGTCGCGCCTTTCAGGATTTGTGGTCAACATCGGCAAGATCGATTTGAAGGGACTGACCGGGACCGAGATCCAAGAAAAGTTGACCGCTGTCTTTGGGGCGGCCGCCGATAATCTCGCCCGCACGGCGGTGCCAGGGCTCGAGCAGTTCCAAAAGGTCGGTGAAGGCTATTTCGAGGCGCTGGTACGCGTCGCCTCCAGTATCGAGGCGGTAAGCAGTACGCTTAGCCTGCTCGGCACCTCGGTTGAGGGTCTGAGCCTCAGCGCCAAGATGAACCTCTTCGACCTGTTCGGCTCGGCCAGCGACATGGCATCTGCCACAGGTGAGTATTTTGCTCTCTATTACACCAAGGGCGAACAGGCCTCAGCGCAGACCGCGCAGATGGCCAGGGTCTTTGACAGCCTAGGGCTTGCGCTGCCGCAAAGCATCGCGGGCTTCCGGTCGCTGGTTGAAGCGCAGGACCTTACCACCGCATCTGGACAGGCCGCTTATGCAGCGCTGATCCAGTTGGCGCCGGCATTCGCCGATATGGTCGGCGCGGCGCAGGATGCTGCCAGTGCAGCTGCCATTCTTGATGAGCGGTTGTCACTTGAGCGACGGATGCTGGAACTCCAGGGCGATACTGCAGCGCTGCGCGCGCTCGAGCTTACCCAGATCGATATGTCCAACAAGGCGTTGCAGGAACAGGTCTGGGCGCTTGAAGATCAACAAAAGGCAGCCGATGACGCCGCCAATGCCGCGGAACAGTTGCGCAATGCATGGGCCCAGATCACCGATGGACTGATCGCCGAGATCAAGCGGATCCGGGGCGTGATGAGCGATACGCCGACAAACTATGCATCGGCGCTCGCTGCATTTAACAACGCCTCGATGCTGGCGCGTTCGGGTGACCAGGAAGCGGCAAAGGCGCTGCCAGGTTTGAGCCAGGCTCTGCTCTCGGTCGCAGCCAACACCGCACGGTCAGCAGAAGATCTGGGCCGGCTTCAGGGCCTGACCGCGGCGAGCCTCGAACAGACATTGGCGATCATCAACCAGGCGAGCGGAACGGAACCTGCCGCAGCGACATCTGCCGCCACCTCGCCCAGTTGGTGGGATCAGTTCGCTGCCAATCAGATGGGTACGCCAAGCATTCCGGCCAACGACGGCCAGAGCGCGATGATTGATGAACTCAAGGCGCTCAGGCAGGAGGTGTCTGACCTGCGCGGCGAACAGAGGATCGCCGCCGCCACGATCGCGTCGGGAACGAGCAAAACAGCGCGCATTCTGGAGCGGGTGACGCCGGACGGCGATGCCATTTCCACCAGGACGGCGGCATGAAGCTGATCCGCCCGACCACGCTTACCGACGCAATGCTGTCCAGTAGCACTGCGCCTGAGAATGACTACGCTGCTTGGGGCTCCGGCACGGCCTATGCAGCGGGCACCCGGGTCATCCTGACCGCGACCCACCGGCGGTACGAGGCCTTGGCCGCATCAACCGGGGTCAACCCGGCCAGCGATCCAACCAAGTGGCTCGACATTGGCCCGACCAATCGCTGGGCGATGTTTGATGACCGGGTTGGCACGGCAACGACACGAGCTGGCTCACTGCAGGTGGTTCTGGCTCCTGGCGCCACTGACGGCGTGGCGCTCATCGACACTAATGCCGAGAGCGCGACTGTCACCCTGACGGTGTCGGGTTCGCAGCTTTACACGCGGAACCAGAGTTTCAATGTCGGCGGCACGGCCATCGATAACTGGTTCAGCTGGTTCTTCGAGCCGGTCGGACGCAAATCGAGCCTGCTGTTCCTCGATGTGCCGGTCTATGAGGCCGGCGTCATCACCGTCACCATTACGCGTGACAACCCCGCTGACCTGGTCTCCTGCGGCGCGCTGCTATTCGGCCGGCAGTTCACAATCGGCGAGACTGAGCACGGCGCGGACATCGGGATCATCGACTATTCGAGGAAAGAAACCGACCAGTTCGGGGTGACCTCGGTGGTTGAACGCGCCTTTGCCAAGCGGATGACTGCCCGCGTCGTCATGCCAACCAGCGCCATTGATGACGTGGCCCGCAACCTCGCAGCGCTGCGTGCCTCCCCGGTCCTCTGGATCGGCTCCGAAAGCTTCGAGAGCCTCACTGTTTACGGCTTCTACAAAGAGTTCTCGATCGACCTTGCCTATCCGACGATCAGCTACTGCAGCCTGACCATCGAAGGGCTCACCTGATCCACCCTGAGGAGTAATTTCATGCCTATCACAACACTGCCCACGCCCCCGTCCCGGACGGACGCGGCGAACTTCTCTGCGCGTGCAGACTCCTTTCTCGGGGCGCTGCCGACCTTCGGCACCGAAGCCAATGCGCTGGCGGTCGAGGTCAATGGCTACGCCACCAACGCTGCGGCAAGCGCTGCCACCGCTGTCAATGCGCCCGGTACCAGTGCCACCAGCACGACCTCGCTTGCCATCGGCACGGGCTCAAAATCGCTCACCGTCCAAACTGCCAAAGCCTTCGTGGTTGGCCAATGGGTGACCATCACCAGCACAGCCAGCCCGGCAAACTGGATGCATGGCCAAATCACTGCCTACACCAGCGGCACGGGTGCATTGGTCGTCAATGTCGCCATGGTCGGCGGTAGCGGCACGATTGCTTCCTGGACCGTGGCGCTCTCCGCACCTTCGGTATCCGGCAATGCCGTGCTCACCACCGGAACCTATGCGGACCCTGCCTGGCTGACTTCGCTGGCAGGATCCAAAATCACTGGCGCTATCGCACTTGCCAACGGCGGGACCGGCGCAACTGACGCGGTCACCGCCCGCAGCAATCTTGGGCTCGCCATCGGCAGCAACGTTCAGGCCTATAGCGCGACGCTCGCCTCATGGGCCGGCAAGGCAGTGCCATCAGGCGCGATCGTCGGCACAACGGATAGCCAGACGCTTTCCAACAAGACGATTTCGGGTGCAGAAACCGGATCGACCGTCAACGACGCCGCCGGCTCCGCTTGGTCGATTGGCTTCCGTGAAGTGCCCCAAAACGCCCAGAGCGCGTCCTACCAGCTGGTCGCAGCCGACAATGGCAAGCACATCTATTCGCTGAATTCCGCGGCCCAGACTATTACCGTGCCACCCAATGGCACTGTCGGCTTCCCGCTTGGCACCACCGTCACCATCATCAACAACGGCGGCGCGGCTATCGTAATCGCGCAAGGTGCAGGCGTCACGCTTTGTCAGGCCGGCACCACTAGCACGGGCAACCGGACGCTGGCGGTGCGAGGTATGGCCACGCTGATCAAGGTCGAGACCAATGTCTGGTTCGTCTCAGGGACAGGTATCAGTTGATGTCGGGCGTGCTTGGGATCCTGCTCGGGTCGGGAAGCGACGAGCGGCAGATTGATCTGCCCATCAGCTATTACTCGTTTGCCAACAAATACAGTGCGGGCGAGCAATACGGTGCTGATGGCGGCTATTTCACATCGCTTAGCGGCGGCAACTTCACGCCAGCGACCTGGCAGGGCCGCACCATTCGCGCGGTCATCCATGATTACGATTTCTATGCCGCAACGTCGCGGACGCTGATCGGCCTGGACGGCTATAATGCGGCGCCTCAGCCAAGCCGCCTGCGCATCAATGGCACCATTTTCAACTTAAGTGCTGGCTCGATCGCCTGGGCAACCTTTGTGACCGGGATCAGCTTTAGCCCGTCGCCGACCAACAACATCAACTGGACCTCGCATGGCCTCGCCGTGGGTGATCCGGTTCAGTTCTATTGCAGCGGCGGCATGCCCACCGGGATTACGGCTTTCACGATGTACTTCGTGCAGTCGGTGGTGAGCTCTAGCGCCTTCAAGATCGCCGCGACCCCCGGCGGTGCAGCAATCATTTTTACCGGCTCGGGCTCAGGCACCCGCTACGGCTACAAGGACCCGATTACCGCCTTTGAGGCTTATGGTGCTCTTAGCGGTAACCCATTTGCGTCCCTGTTGCCGCGATCGGTCGTCATCACCGTCGCCAGTCCTGCAACGGTGACAGCGGCGGGGCACGGCCTCACCAATGGCAAAAAAGTCCAGTTCGTGACCAGCGGGGCGTTGCCGAGCGGCATCCTCGCCAACACGACCTACTTCGTCATCAACGCCTCCACCGACACCTTCAACATTGCACCCAGCCAAGGCGGGGCTGCGATCGCCGCGTCCGGCGGCCAGTCGGGCACGCATACGCTGCGCGAAGTCGTGTCGGTCACGGTCAGCTAAGGGGATAACACATGCAGTCAGACCGCCGGCCCACGGTCACCGACGAGGTGATCGTGATCAACGACGACCTCGACGTGAACTACGGGGTGTTCAAGAACGGGTTCACCTTCCGGCGTGCAGCCAATTCCTGGCGGCTCTGGCCGATGCTTGAGTTCGTGCCGCCAAAGCTCAATCCCACCATCGCCGAGATGTTCGATGCAGGGGTCGCCTGGACTCTGTGTGAGCATGTGTCTGTGGCTGTCAGCGGATGGGCAGAATATATATTCGAAGGTCCTGATGGCCCGATCACGCAGGTGTGGACGCCGGGATGCCATAATGCCGATAATGGCGGCGGCTATTTGCCGGCGGGCGAGTTCACCCGCTGCTTCCACGATGATTTTACGCTGTGCTGCGTGGTGCAGAAGTTCCAGCGGACGCCGGGCATCCAATACAACTTCGAGGTGATGACCGGGTCAGCAACCCTCGGTTCCGGCGCGCTGTTTGTTCATTATGTCACGGGTCCCCGGCAGCGGCAGACCGACTTCGATCTGGTGGCCGGGCATGTGCTGGACATTGCCCCGTCCGACATCGCGATCATCGGGCGGTTGCGATAATGGTAGACAATCCGGAACGCGACCCTGCTGTCGAAATCGCCCTGATCCGGGCCGACCTCGAGGCCATGCAGGAGGACCTGAAGGCCGTCCGCAAAGAGCTCAAAGACCTGCTCGATGCCTGGAATACCGCCACCGGCGTCGTCCGGTTCGTCAAATGGCTATCGACGTTGGTCGCTGCGATCGCGGTGATCACCGCAGCCTTTAAAGGCCTTTGCGGCCGCTAACCTACCCAAGGAGATCTACCCCATGAACCCGCTCCCACCGGCCTATGGCTGGATCGATGATCTGCGCCCGCTGCCCAGGATGCTGGACGAGGCCCGCAAACTCTATGGCACCCTTGAAGTCTCAGGACCGGCCAACAACCCCGTCATTCTGGATTGGGCCAAAGAAACCGGGCTTGCCAAGACTTTCACCGCTGACGCCATCCCATGGTGCGGCTTGTTCATGGCCGTGGTTGCCAAACGGGGCGGCAAGGCCATCGTTGAGGGGCCGCTCTGGGCTAGAAACTGGGCCAAGTTTGGCAAGGCAGCCGACCAAGGCCAGCTCGGCGACGTCCTGGTGTTCCGCCGCGGTGAGGCATCGGGCCATGTCGGGCTTTATGTCGGCGAGGATTACGGTGCCTACCATGTGCTGGGTGGCAACCAGTCCGACGGCGTGACCATCACCCGGATCGCCAAGGACCGTTGCATTGCCGTGCGCCGGCCTCCCTATCGCAAGGTTCCCGTAACAGCCGCGCCCGTGGTGCTTGCTGCCACCGGCGCACTCTCGGCCAACGAAGCCTGAGTGCTCGGCCACCCGCTTGCTTACCCGGGTAAGCAAGATCAACCGCCCGCCGTTTTGGCGGGTTTTTTATTGGAGACATGAAATGGAAGAACTCAAACCTTGGTGGACCTCGAAGGCCATCTGGACCGGGATCATCGGCAGCATCTGGGGTGTTGCTGGTGCGATCGGCATCTTGCCGGAAGGCCTGAGCCAGACTGACGTCCTGACCGTGGTCCTCGCGCTCACTGGCATTGGCGGCGTCCTGTTCCGCAAGACGGCGACCACCCGGATCGGCTGATCACGGAAGGCCCAATAAAGGCGGAGGCTTCGGCCTCCGCCAACCCCATTTCCAAACAGGTGCAGGCATGACCAGGCTTACCATCCGCCGGGGCGGCACTAAGCGCGTGCGCGCCACTTTTTTTGCTGACCAGAGTGCTGGGATTGCCCGGGATCTCTCAGGGCTGACGCTTATTCTCGTCGACCAAAGCCCCAACATCGCGCCGCCCGCGCTTGCCATTCTGCCGCCCGCAACCAGCGGCCAGATCGAAGTGCTGTGGACCGATGAGCAAACAGCACCTCTGGCACCCGGGGCAGGCAAGGTCTGGCTGACGCTCGGCTTCGAAAACGACAGCGGGGAGCGTGAGGTTCTGCCGACCCTCACGTTTGATGTCGAATGACGGCCGCGCTGCAGATCGTCGAAGCGGTCCAGAATATTCTCGTCGAGAGCGACGGGACCAGCATCACCCTCGATGTTTCCAGCGCCGGGATCTCCGGGCCGCGCGGGCCCGCCGGACCTCAAGGTCCACCGGGTCCCCCTGGACCGCTCAGTGCGCTGACGGACCTATCCGATGTGGCCTTGGCCACTCCCGAGGGCGGCGACGTCCTCACCTACTCATCCCCCACCAACACATGGATCAACGAGAAAGCGACCAGACTGGTCGACGGAGGTAATTTCTGATGGCCAATACCCTGCGTATCAAGCGCCGCGCCGCGGGCGGCGGTGCCGGTGCTCCTGCATCGCTTGCCAATGCCGAGCTCGCTTTCAACGAGCAGGACAACACGCTCTACTACGGCACTGGCACAGGCGGTGCTGGCGGCACCGCGACTTCAGTCATCGCTATCGGCGGTTCGGGCGGCTTTGTCTCGGTCTCAGGCGACCAGACCATTGCGGGGGCCAAGACCTTTTCGAGCACGATTGCAGGCTCGATCTCCGGCAATGCCGCAACTGCCACGGCTTTGGCAACCGCGCGCACGCTGGGCCTCTCCGGCGATGTGACCGGCACAGCAAGCTTCAATGGCACCGCCAATGCGACCATTGCCGCGACCCTCGCGAATAGCGGCGTCACTGCAGGCACCTATGGTTCGGCCAGCCAAGTCGGGCAGGTCACGGTCGATGCCAAGGGGCGCGTGACCGCAGCGAGCAATGTTGCGATCACCTTTCCGGTGACCTCGGTTGCTGGACGCACGGGCGCGATCACGCTCTCAACCAGCGACGTCGCCGAAGGCACTAACCTCTACTTCACCGACGCCCGGGTTCGCGCAAACCGGCTCGACCAGATGGCAGCACCCACGGCAGCGGTGGATGTTAACAGCCAGCGTATCTCCGGGCTTGCGGACCCTACGGGCGCACAGGACGCGGCCACCAAGAACTACGTCGATCTCACTGTCCAGGGGCTTGATCCCAAGGCTTCGGTCAAGGGCGCCTCGACCGCGAACATCGCTTCGCTTTCAGGCACCATGACCATCGACGGCGTGGCGCTTGCCGTGAGCGACCGCGTGCTGGTGAAGGACCAGACCACGCCGTCTCAGAACGGTGTCTATGTCGTTGCCTCCGGCGCCTGGGCGCGATCGATCGACCTCTCTACCTGGGACGAGCATGTCTCGGCTTACCTGTTTGTCGAACAGGGCACAGTGAACGCCGACATTGGCTACCTGTGCACGGTCGATGCGGGTGGGGCGCTGGGCACCACGGCAATCACCTTCGTCCAGTTCAATGGCGCGGGCCAGATCGTCGCTGGCAATGGCCTCACGAAGACTGGCAACACGATCGACGTGGGTGCGGGCACTGGCATTGCCGTTGCTGCTGATAGCGTCGCGCTGACGGGGCAAGCACTCTCCCTGCATAATCTTGCCGCCAACGGGATCATCGCCCGCACGGCTGCAGGAACCGTGGCAGCGCGCACCCTGACGGCCGGCTCGATCAAGATCGCCATCACCAATGGCGATGGTGTGGCGGGCAACCCAACTGTCGATGTCAACGAAGCGAACCTGACGCTGGGCAATATCGGCGGCACGCTCGGCGTGGCCAAAGGTGGCTCGGGGGCCACCACGCTCACCGGCTACCTCAAGGGCAACGGCACTTCTGCATTTACGGCTTCAACGACGATCCCCAACACTGACATTTCCGGGCTCGGCACCATTTCCACACAGGCCGCGAGCAATGTCGCGATCACCGGTGGTTCGATCGATGGCGTGACGCTGGATGGTGGAACCTTCTGATGCCCAGTACCATCCTGCTCAAACGGTCCTCGACCGCGTCCAGCGTCCCTGCCGCTGCGTCGCTGCAGGCGGGCGAACTGGCGGTCAATCTGGCCGATCAGAGGCTGTACTCGAAGACTGCTGGCGGCACCGTGGTGCAGGTTGGTTTTGGCAACCTCACATCGGGCATGGTGACCACGGCGCTTGGCTTCACGCCCTACAACTCAACCAACCCCAGCGGCTATATCACGGCGAGTGGGTCGATCACCGGCTCATCAGGGTCCTGCACCGGCAATGCCGCGACAGCGACCAGGTGGGCGACTGGGCGCACCATTGCGCTGACCGGCGATGTGACCGGCACAAGCGGCAGCTTCGATGGCGCGGGCAACCTGTCGTTCGCTGCGACGCTCGCCAACAGCGGGGTCACGGCCGGGACCTATCTCAAGGTAACAGTGGACGCGAAAGGGCGCGTTACCGCAGCATCTGCGATGACGTCCGGTGATGTTACAGGGGCTCTTGGCTACACGCCTGCCAACAAGGCGGGCGACAGCTTCACCGGTAGCATCTCCGTGTCGGGATCGATCACCGCCACCGGTGACATTACCGCTTATTCGGACGCCCGCCTGAAAACGGACGTCGAGACCATTGCTGGCGCGCTGGACCGGGTCTGTAAGCTTCGCGGGGTAACCTTCACCCGGCGCGATACGGGCAGTCGCGGTGTCGGCCTCGTCGCACAAGAACTGGCGCCCATTGTGCCCGAGGCGGTTATGACCCACGAGGATGGCCTGCTGTCTGTCGCCTATGGCAATCTCGTCGGCGTGCTGATCGAGGCGGTCAAGGAACTTGCCGACAAGGTCGAACGCCTTGAGGCGCGGACATGACGCTGCAGAGTTCGGGCCCAATCTCGCTTGGCAATGTCGCGGTCGAACTCGGCCGTACATCGACCACCACGACTTCGCTGGGTGAAGCGGCCGTGCGGACACTGGCTGGAATCGCATCTGGACCGATCACGCTCTCCAACCTTTACGGGAAGTCGAACGAGAGCTTCTGGCATGTGACCTTTGGCTCGACGGTGGTCAGTTTCCTGATCCTGGGCACTGACAGCAGCGGCAACATCTACGCCAGCGGCAACAGCGCGGTGTTCAAATGGAACCGGGACGGCGCGCTTTTGTGGGCCCGAAACGTCTCTGGGCCTTTCATCAATGGCGGTTGGATCGATGCCGCCGGCAATGTCTACCTCGCTGGCGCCTACTACTCGAGCAACTACTTTGGCTGGCTGGCCAAGCTCGATACCTCAGGAACCCTGCAATGGCAGCGCAGCCTCAACGGCTCGGGTCAGGAACTCTGGTACAATGCGGCTGTCGATGCATCGGGCAACGTCTATGTGGCGGGCTACTCGACCTCGAGCGGCGGTTCTGGAAACGCCGATGCGCTGATAGCCAAGTATAACAGCGTCGGCACCCTGCAATGGCAGCGTTCGATCGGCGGCTCCGGCAACGAATATGCCAGCCAGATGGCCCTCAGTCCGGACGGGAGCCTGCTGGTCCTCTCGGGTAACACCTCTACCTCAACAGCCGGCAACATCGACGCCCTGATCACCGTCCTTAATACGGCGACCCCGTCGGTCAGCTGGCAGCGCTCGATCGGGAGCACGGGCTACGATTACGGCTATGGCGTTGCGGTCGACAGCAGCAACAATATCTACTGGCTGGCCGGTATCAACGGCACGCTCAGTCTGTTCAAGATCAGTTCGGGCGCTGTCATCCAATGGCAGCTGTCCCTTCCGTCCAGTTATGGCAGTGGCTCGGTGAACCTGGGGCCGGACGGCAGTCTGCGGGTTTTTGCGCCGATCTATGCCGGGGCGGACATCTATCAGTTTTCGACCGACGGCACCTTGTTGCTGGCGCGCTCCGTCAGCCTCGACACGAGCAATGGTGCGAACTCATTCAGCCTCACCGGTCTGGCTGTCAACTCTACGGCAATGGTGTTCTCCATCTACACGATGATGGACTTCTCGCCCTACGGGTACATGGATCTATGCGGCGCCATCTTCAAAGTGCCCGTCGATGGCTCAAAGACCGGCACATGGTCAGTAGCCGGAGCCTCGACGCAAGGCGTGACCTACAGCGCCTCGTCGCCCAGCATTGGCACCACTTTCTGGTCGCTGTCCTTCCGCAGCTTCTCGTTGCTGAGCCGCACTCTGACCGCGGGCACGCCGTCTTACAGCTTTGCGGCCGGTTCCTATACCAACACCACGACCGGGATCTGACCCATGATCATTTCGCATGACCGCCAGACGCTGTTCATTGGCGTGCCGAAGAACGGGTCGCAAACAGCGCGGGCTGTACTTGGTCAGGTCGGTGTTGATCTGGTTGGCGAGTTGGGGCGGCATCCAACAGTGCCGGAAGCGATCAGGCTGGCTGAGGCGCGTTTTCTCGGAGAGGCAATTGCGCCGACGGCCATCTATGCCTTCTGGCGGAATCCGGTCGAGCGGTTCTGCTCGGCGGTCGAGTTCCACAAGCGCGGCCTGCCGAACTCGTTCATACAGCTTTTCCGGGAGCGGTTTGTCGGGATCGAGCCGCACTCCCGCTGGTTCGAGACTGATCCCAATAACATCGAACAAGATCTTCGCTCTGTGATCGACAGCATCGCCCCGCTAGAGATACTTGCGGCATTGCCGCCGCCCACTGTTCCCGGTGTGCAGTTCCAACCGCGGGGAGGCAATCTCAGTTTCTATCGGTCACAGTCGGAATGGCTAGATCACTCCGGCATCACAGTCCTGGATTTTGCTGAATACGAGGTCAGACTGAGGCAGGTCGTCGATCGGTTCGGCGGCGATGGTACGTCAGTAGAGATCGCAAAGATCAATGCAGTATCAGGGCCCTTGCCCAAACTGATTACTGATGATTTTTATGTTCTGCGAGCCTACTATCATAGAGATTTGCCGTTCTAGTGCCGGTCATTCAACCCGCTAAGCCAACGACCTGATTGCCGGCGCTGTCCACCCGCATCTCAAGCGCTCTTGATTAGGAGAGGAGGTAGGCTGTCGAGCCACCAAGAACAAAGGGGTAGATCGCTGGGCTGGACTCTATGCTCGCTATGAGGAGCGCGCGTCCGCTATATCGTAAACATGCTTCGGCGAGCCAAGCGGCTACTGAAGAGCCGTCTAGGTCCATTGCCTTCTTGCGCTCGATGCGCTTCCCTTTGTCGTTGCGCTCGATGGCGCCCCAACTAGCCTGCGACTGCAAAACCATATTTGTCATGCGGCGAGTGCCTTCGCGTTCCCCATAGATCTCGGCCATTCGCCGGTGGACCCCAGCGGATGTACAATCGCCCTAGAGCGTGGTGAGCCTGCCAACAATCTCCGCCACCTTTCCGAAGAATGGGTATGTGGCCAGCGCCATACCCCACGTTAGCGCGGATGCAGTACTATCCGGCGCATCAACAACCAGCAATCATATTGGGTGCCAAACACACAGTTGAGGCGTGAAAATTGATTGTGTCCTATTCTGACATGCAGCGACTGTTCTTGTCGCTCAATCATGTTAGGGCTTACACACGTTAGCTTGCGCGTTCTGTGGAGATAAAT